CACTGGTTCCTGCTAATCCCGTTAACGAGATAATGTTTTCAGTGTATATCGTTAGGCTACCTAACGCTGATGTTCCAGCCAATCCCGTAGGATAAACATTAGCGTCTGCCGTAACCGTTTCATCGCCTTGCGATATAGTAGAAGCCGTTCCACTAACACTCGTTAAGGCTACCCCATTCGCAATAACTGTGCCAACTGCACCTGTTCCTGCTACTCCAGTTTCCGCTACATTAGCTGCTCCACTTGGAGTAACACTACTAATCGCTCCTGTTCCAGCAACTCCTGTTTCTGAAACATTGGCTGCACCACTAACAGTAAGGGAGTTAACTGCTCCTGTGCCAGCAACGCCTGTTTCCGCTACATTAGCTGCACCAGTAACAGTGAGACTGCCTAATGCTGAAGTACCTGCAAGACCTGTGAGTTCAACAGGGACTGGTTCGCCCCACGTACTTGAACCCCAAGTACTCCGACCCCAACCGGTGATATTAGCCATTGGCTAAGTCCTTTAAGCGATTCTAATTACAGCGTTACTTGCATCCGCAGTAGGAAAGGAAATCGTAAAACTTCCTGCCGTAGAGGTTTTGTCACCTCCAAAATCAAAGACTGCCACCGCAGGATCACCTGAAGCCGTGTCATTGAAAATCATGCACCCTCTAGCCGTAATCGTACAAGTACCAAAAGTTAAATCAGCAAAGTCCGTGAACGCTGTCGTTCCAGATGTTGTAGGAGCTACTTTAGTTAAAGTACCGCCTTTTGCCGTGTAATTAGTGCCTGTCGCTTCTTGGTTAGTGCTATAAGCTGTAGTAGAAGCACTCATAGTAGCTGAACTGGTATATAGTGCCAGTTTAAACGTATTACCGTTTGTCGCAAAGTTATGTGTCGCCGTCATCAATTGACTTTTGAAAGACGTACACATCGCTTGTGTTATTGCCATTATAGTCTCCTAATAATATTAGCTAGGTCTTTTTGACCTTGTTTCTCTAATTGATTACCTATTGTACACATGTGGTTATTCACCGCTTCTTGCATATAATACGCAATCACCTTTTTGCATGTTTCTTTAAAAACATGAGCTTGTTCCCTAATGGGTGCAGGGGCTTGATCACTAATAGAAATTATTTTATTAATTGCCATTTCCGCAATTTCCTCTATCGTGTGCCCTCTGTTATCCGTTGTGGTAACACCAAGATTCCCAACTTCTGTTTCTGAGTTAAGTGAAAACATTAGTATTTCTTGGGCTCCACAATTCCTTCTTGTACTTGTCCGTCGTGTCTACCAACAAGACCCATAGGAATAGCTTGTTGTTTCTCCACTTCGGACCATCTACAAATCTTTAATTCATCATCTACCATATAAGTAACAAAAGGATCTTCTAATCGATGATACCCATACAATTTTTCTTGAACAGGTACGTCAGCATCTAAAAGCCCAGATGTTAAAGCTACCTGAACTATAATGCCTGCTTCTGTGCATTTTGCCAACCAAAATTCACAACAACCTCGTCCTTGCTCTGCAAAATATAAATTGCCTTTATAAGTAAAATCAGCCCCAAACATACTAATACCCCCCACCTTATTCCATAGGGCAAAAGCTATAGCATAAGAAATTGTATTATTGAAATATCCACAGTCTAAATCCAGGACTACTTCTTTTATCGGATATTCTTCTAAAGCAGGAACTCGTTTATCTAGTTCACACGTATAAATGGGGTATTCTGCGATAGGAAGGGTTTCCCTCATCATGACTGTCATATTCCCTGCGTCGCCCGTATCAAAAAAGCGACTAACTGGATCCATCACAAACGCTCTGTCAACTCTTTTTAAAACACCTATCATGGCATTAACAGCCCAAACCTCATCAAATTTTTTACTATGTGTTACCATTTTGTGGTAATCTAATTGACTATTTCCCATAGCAATAATAGCAATATTCTTGCCTTCTAATTCTGGTATAGGTTCTTTTAACATTATTGTGGTGCCATCCTTACATTGTCATATCGAGACTCATCCCGTACATCTTTCGATTCCCCCAGTGCTTTCAGCGTTGCAAGAGCTTCTTTAAATTTTTGTTCATAAATCATGATTTCATCAGGTGCCGTTTTCATAAAAATGGCCCCTTCGACTAAGCAGCCATACAACATGGCATTAGAGGCATTAGTTGAAAGCCATGTAGTTCCACTATCGCCCGCCGCAGTTAATGAAGCAGGTCTATAAAAATAATGTAATTCAAATGTAAAATTACTATTTGGTGTGGGAGCTAAGATAAATGTATCATCGTCGAACTGAGCATAGTAAAGGGGTTCCCCAGTTGTGGCTACTGCTGGGGTATAATCCCGAATCCAGGTTACATGCTTCAGTAATAAGTAAGTATAGTTATTATCACTATCTACAACCGCTAAGCTGTAGGGTGACAAATAATCAGTCGGAGTAGACAAATAGGTGTTTCCCGAGGTTCCCGAACCCGTTGAATTCTTTCGAAATACAGGTAGTTGTACTGATTTAAGAATCCGTTCTTCTGTTTGTTGTATAAAAGTATCTAAGGTACTAGTAAACGTAGTTTCATCATTATCTAAATAATTCTGAACTGCTGTCTTTAAACCACTATAAGTAAATCCTGCCATTAGTCTGTACTCACTGTTAAATCACCTACTGCACCTGTAGCAACTTCCCCACTAAAGGGAGTTCCTATTGGGTCGTCGGTAAAGGTCATCATATTCGTTCCTGTTGCATCAATCACCGCTTCTGACGGATCCACTGTTGTAACTCTCCCTAATTGAGATTGAGGAAGAGGAACTTCAGGTCGAGGTTGCCACAACGCTTCGGCATCTGCTCCTACCGTAACAGGATCAATTTGTGGATTTTTAGGTTCATAACACTCGGGGCATACTTTATTACCCTTCCAACTCATACGCATTACTCGATAGGCATAAGCCCACCCGCAAGTATCACAAACTGCTAAAGCATGTTTACCCGATGCGTATGCCATTAGATATATTCCCTCCTGGGAACTAAATGTACCACAGAACGATCTTCATCGTAACGTAATGCATTAATTAAATCCTTCTCATACTGTTGTTGCAGAATAGGAAGTTTTTGGGTATTCTTCTTAAGACATAAGTAATACGCTAATCCTGAAACCAACGGAGGAATAAATCGACTTGGTAAGTCAAAGTCATTGGTAGATGCTGAAGCATCTTCAATTCTTCTCCATGCATAGTAAATGAGTTTATCTGTTGAATTGTTAGGTGTAGGATATAAATGAATTACAGGAGTTAAAAGCCGTTCTAACCAATATTGCGTAGGACGTGCCTTCGTTCCCTTGGTTGGAATTCCTATAAACTCATTTCTGTCAACACGTGTAATAGGATAATCAGTAACTATATCATTCTCAGTTTTTTGAATGTATGCGTCTAAAATATCTATATCGTAAGTATTGATATTATATTCGCTAGTTCCTTCTGTTAATGTAGTCGTTACTTTCGCAACTTCCCACATTTGTACACCACGATTAGACCAGTCCGCAAACATGATATTTAACGAACGTCTAGCCGTAACTGCGTCATACGACGTGCGGGCTTCTAAACCCGCAAGTTCGTATGCTTCTTCTATTGCTGTCGCTACATCTAAACTAAATGTGCGAGTTCCTGAAGTCGCCATTGTTTAAGATCCTGGGGCTTCGTAATACTTTAAAAATTCACACCAAACAGTATATTCATTTCCTGTATCAGCTGTAGAAGGAATAACAAAAAGTACATCCCCTGAATAACCTGAGGCTGCTGTATTCTTTAATCCTCCAAATGAACTGAAGTCAAAAGAATTATCATAGCCTAATGTTAAAAAAGTTACGTCAGTAGTTGCATCCCAATCTAAAGAGGCAGGTGCAGCACCAACATCACTTACACTGTACCATATCTTATTTAAAGATACATGAGCGCAAGACTCACCATTTAACGTTGATGTATTCAATGCAGAAACATCAACTAACGTAGTGCTACTTGCATTACCGTCTGAATAAACTGAACAGTAAACAATTAAAGTTTTCTCACCATCTAATTGATTAGTAGGACCTGTGACTGTATTAGCCATAGTTTACCTCCTATTAACTGTCAGCAAATGGTGTTACTAAAGTTCCTGAACCTAATAACTGTCCTGCTACGTGGTATTTAGCACTTGCCATTGCAGTGAAAACTACAATACTTCCTACTAATCCACCTTTAGTGGTACCATTTTGAGTAAAAGTATCATTAGATGCACCAGAGATAAAAGTCTTACCAGCTGCACTGTCATCGATACCAGTGTATGAACCACCCACAAACTTATCCGTACCATCAGTTGTAATATCCATATCTGTAGCAGCAGTTACTACTATAAAAGTGAATTGGGCACCTAAGTTAGCTAATTGGTTTGGATCTGTTTTATCTGCAGGTTCTGTCACTACAATACTAGGAAGTGTAAACACTCCGTCTGCATCATTACATAAAAGCGGTCTGCCTGCATGTGCAGCCACTGTAATAGTTGTATTAGCAGTTAGACTTACAACAGAGTTGTATCCTGAACTGTATAAACCAGCAAGGGATCTTACTGGACCTGAAAAAGTTGATTTAGCCATCGTTTCCTCCTAACTAAAACCGCTACATCATCTTGGAGTACGTCTGCCGAGTCAGTTGATGTAACAAATTATCTCGGGTTAAA